TGCTGCTCCGTAAATTTTTATGTTACCAGTAGAAAAAGTTGCCGACCCACTTAGAAAACTTATGCTTGAAATGGTGCTTGCTGAATTATAGACTGCCGCGCCTATAATCATACTTTGACTATCGGCGTTGCCTGAAGTTCCCGCCGTTGCAGACTGCATTATTTTTTTACCGCTACTGTTTGCGCCTTTGATACTTAAATAACCTGAAATTGTCGAGTCTAAGTTTGTTGAAGTCTGCGCTAGGTTTATCGTATTATTAGTTGCTCCTGCAGAACTTGAAGGATTGTTCGTGCTATAACTACTAAGACCTGAATAGCGGGCGGTGTAGTTTCCATAATTACTAGCGCTGTCACCGTTAAGCCTTATTTCTAGTCTCCAATTTGTGGCAGTGATACCTTTTATTGTCTCAAAGACGCACATAAACTCGTCATACCCGCTTAAACCTGACACCGTATAAGTTGAGCCAGATGGTGTGGCATCACTTAGTAGAGTAAAGTTTTGTGTTGTTGCACCAGCAGCAGCCCATTTCATACCAGTTGCTTCGGCTGAGTCAGCAGTAAGGACTGTGTCGTTTGCGCCAATAGCGATTCTACTAAACGCGTTGTCTGCCGTTCCTGCGACTAAATCACCTTTTGCATCTATGGCCGTTGCCATAGAGTTTGTGACGGTGACATCACCTGAAGCGCCGCCGCCGCTTATCCCTGTTCCAGCGGTTACTGCGGTTATGTCTCCTGTCGCACCTGAAAGCACCCAAGCCGCACCATCGTAGAACCAAGTGGAATTATTATCTTTAGTAAAAGCAAACTGGCCTTCTGCGGGTACGGTAATAGCAGCATCACGCGCTGCCTCTGTTGCAAAGACTAAAATACCTTGCATAAGGTAGCCGTTAGTATCCGCAGCCGTGAGTACTTCCCCGGTGTTAAAAGTCTTAAAGCCTAACCCTGCTGCCATATCCTTACTCCTTAATAACTTAAAACTGACGTATCAAGTATGCCGTACAGTTCCGAGTTTAGTATAAAAGAGTCGATTATCGGCTCTAGTGTGGTAAAAGTTGTCCGCCAAGAATTAGGGGTTACGTTATGGGCTACTCCAAAAACTTGCAGAGTCTTAACTAATGAGGATCCGCCGGGCTGGGTAGTAGTAATTGTTACTGGGTCAAAAAAATCTAGGTCAAGGGCAGCGATAAACCCGGGATCTGTTGAGTACTGGTAAAGGTTTAGCTCGATCGCATCGCATCTAATACTTGTCTCTTGCCGAGAGGCTACGTAGGCTTCGGCATAATTCAGGGCCTCGTCTGTTGTCTGCATAAGTAGGCCCTGCTGATTATAAGAATGCAGAAAATATTTATCTATAGAGGCTTGATTACTTGCACTTTGTGTAGTTAAGCCAGTAGCCGTAATTTGGGCGCTGTTATAAACCTGCGTATCATCTAAGCGCCAAACCGCATTAAAGTAAGCAATATCGCTACCGTTATCATTAAAGAGTACCGGAGTAGCATTTACTGAGGTACTTGTCACCGTTCGATCTTGAAAAACAAATTGACCTATTGCATCTACATAGAGCGCCCCATACTCTGACAGGCTCACGGTCTGCATAGCCCCAAGAGCTGTTCGAGCAGTACCGGGATCTACTTGCAAGGTAGTAAGTCCGGCATCAATATCTCGCATAGAGCTAGGCCAAGCAATAGAATCTAGTAAGTTATTGATCCTAGCCCCGCTAAGTTGGCCGGCACTTGTTCCGGCTACTGTTGCGATTTGTGCGTTATTGGCTAAGCGGAAAGCATCTACGGCGGTAATAGTCGTATACACGACATCGCCGACATCTTTAGGCGTAGTAGTCATATAGCTAGTTATAAAGCCGGAAAACATAGGATAAGTAACTCCGTCATAAGTACCGCTAATTGCTACTTTTCGCATAGGTTCAAGCAAGCCCGTGTATGGCCCGGCGGTATTTTGCGGGTTGAAGTCACCGTTTTGATCTACTATGCGAAGAGTTAGGCTGCCAGTTTGAAATACATCGGCTTGGGCGTTACGGCCTCGCATCGTACTTACGCTATCGATTAGATTAGAGACATCGACTATTAGAGTTTGTTCATCGCCAAGCACATTAGTATCTAATACACCTTGGCCTAGAATTAAAGTCTCGGCAAAAGAGGCTCCGGTACTGAAGTTAATAAATGCGTTTATTGTTGGGACTGGCATTAGTTTATTCCGCGATCATCCCGGCAAAATTAAGGGAATTGCCGCCCCGGTTAATTTTTTGTATAGTTTCTTGGACTAAACCAGTAAAGGCTAACGGATCCGCTATCACTCCAGCGTTAATTGCAATATTGTATTGAGCCGCCGCTTGTGCTGCATAATTAGCACCACGTACAGCACTCCCAATATCCGCACCTCCTGCTATGCCTGCGGCAAAAGAGCTTGCCGCTATGGAGCTAGAAGTTGCTAACATCCCTCCTCCGCCTCCGCCTCCTCCGCCACTTGTAGCTCCAGCTAATAATGCTAAATAAGTTTGCAAGGCGGCAAGTCTGTTGTCATCGGCTAATTTTTGTGCAGCGGCTATTTTAGATATAACCTCAAGCTCTACAGATTGCCTTAGAATAGCTAGGGTACTACTTGCCTCACTTGTCTTTGACAAAGAAGCAAGGCGAGCAACCTCGGTAAGTTGGATCTGTACGCGCTCGCTATAACTTTCGGCCTCGGCTAACGTGCCCGCTAATTTAATTGCTGCGTTATATTTACTAAAAGCATTTTGCCGAGCTAATTCTTTATCGGCCTCGACCATACTGCTACTGTTAATAACTGCAAGCTCTTTAAGTAGTTGAGTATTTAGTGCTGACAAAGTAGCGTCACTAATTTGTGTTAGCCCGGCTAACTTCTTAAGATTTATTTCATCATCGGCTAATTTTTGTGCAGCGGCTATTTTAGATATAACTTCAAGCTCTACACTCTCCCGCAAAAGTGCTAACGTGTTACTTGCCCCAGTTGTTTTAGATAATGAGGCTAAGCGAGCGATCTCGGTAAGTTGGATCTGTACCCTCTCGCTGTAACTTTCGGCTTCCGATAAGCTGCCTGCTAATTTTATAGCTGAGTTATATTTACTAAAGGCATCCTGTCTGGCTAACTCTTTATCGGTTTCGGCCATCTTGCTACCGTTAATAACTTCGAGCTCTTTAAGTAACTGCGTATTTAGTCCTGCCAAAGTAGCATTGTTAATCTCGGTAATCCCGGCTAACTTCATAAGATCTTTGTTAGCCTGCAGGGCTCCCAGCTCGTTGATCTTTTTAATAGCTAGATCGCCGTTATCCTCCTCTATTGCTTGCAAGGCTTCAAGGCGTAGGCGTGTTTCCTTGTCGAAGGTAGAGCGTAAAGCGGCGGCTAATGAAATCTGAGTAGAGTCAAATACGGCAGCTGCCTTTGACAAAGAAAGTTTATTTTTTTCCGTTACGATAGATTTTTTAGTTAAAGCTAGTCGTTCTTTCTCTAACTTAAGAGCTGCGGCTCTAGCCTTAGCCTCGGCCTTAGCGGCTGCTGCCGCTTTTCTAGCATTGATCCCGGCTTGAAACTCTGCTGGGGCTCCCTGAGTAAATCCTCCACCGGTGCCTACTCGTGATTTTTCACCTAATCGAGTAATCGTACCTATCGGCCCAGCACTAAAAGATTTACCTAATTCCCCAAATATTGTTCCAAATATATTTTTATTTTTGCCGCTAATCTTAAAAGATCCAATTTCGCCAAGGCCACGTATAAAATCGGCGGTAGCTAAAGCGGCAGACTCCATAGAGGAGGCTAATCCATCTATTGATTTATCTTTACCTACGGCCTTTAAAGCATCTAATAAACCTGTACCGATAATAGTAGTAGCATTTTGGGCAGCGTTAGATAATACCTGCATTTGTCCGGCATCGGTATCACGTAGGTTTTTATTAAAATCTTTATAAGTTGAGTTAAGTACCTTTACTAATGCCTCGGCTCGCTCGGTTTCCGTACCGCTCTTAATTTGTTTTTTTGTGTTTTCATCTAGTACAAATCCCACCTTAGTAAGTGAGGCAAAATTACCGTTAAGGGCTTGAGCTAACCCGTTAGTCATACTTTTAAAATCTGCTGTGCTAGCCGTTGCTCCCTTTTCAGCCGTAACGTAATCAAGGATGGCGGGAGTCAAAGTCTTAATCGTGCTAATCTGTAAATTAAACGTGGCTAGCTGGGATTGAGTCTGCGTAATATTGCCACCGGTTACTACGCCTACCTTTTCTAAAGCTTTTGTTTGTTCGTTAAGTAAAGCGATTTGATCGCTAGTAGCACCGACTCCTACCTTTAATAATTGATTAAGGCGATTTTGCTCGGCCTGTTGATCGAGTGCAGCTTTAACCGCTAACTTGCCAAAATTGACTATCGCGGTAGCACTAAAAGCTATGCCTAAAGCGCCGGCTAAGTTTTTTACGGTTTTAGTCAAACCGCCGATTTGTTTTTCACCTTTGCGTAGCGCCTTGCCATCAAAGGTAGTTACGGCACTAACTAATAAGCTAGGTAGCTGTGCCATTATGCAGCACTACCAAAGCGGCCTTGGTTAAAGGCGTTTATAGTTTTTGTAATTGCATTAATCACGGCATCTTGAGCCTTGCCGCCGTCCTCTTTCCAAGCCCTAAATATCATACGGCCGCGCTCGGCTTGCTTATCTCCGTAGAGTGGCCCCATACGATTTATAAAGTGAGCGCCAGCTCCGGGGTTATTAGATTTACTTGCCGAGTCTCCGCCCGCGTTCTTGCGCCCGGCAGTCTCATAAATTGACCCGGCGGCGCTGCGATTAGCTACAAAGTAAAGCGCCCTAAAACCGTTTGAGTTTCGCTTGCTGGGAGCTTGTGAATAATAAATACCTTTGACTACCTCTCTATGATCGTATAAAGGAAAGAGGCGCACTCGGCCAGTCGTATTAAACTCTGGCCGCACTCTAGTTTTTGTAGCATTTTTTGACCAGCCATATAAATTATCGGGCTGGGGCGAGGGAGCATAGCCCCGAGCCTTATCGCGCAACGGGATCATTACCGCTTTGATTTCTTTGTTCATAGATTTTAGCAGCTCTGGGTCCACCAAGCGGAGAGCGCGGATAGTTTCTTTAACGCCTTTTAGCTCTACTGGCATTTTTAAACTCCTCCGCTTCATCGTTTAACACTTTTATTAGCATCTTAAACATCTCGGGATCAAGATCTAGTACCGCTTGAGGCGCGACCCCTAACCTAATCGATAGCTGAGCTACTAAGTAGGTTAGGCTGCCACGCCCTAAGCTAAAGGTAAATCGTCTAGCACCTCGACACTTTTTAAGGTATCTAAAAACTCTGCTCCGAATAGGGGCACGGTTTCACCTGAGGTACGTATGCACTCCCACGCTAGCCAGTAAACATCGCTTTGTTTCTCGTCATCTCTAAAGGCTTTGTGAAAACCTTTTTTAGCGTATAGCTCAAAGCTGTACTCAATTCGTGGCGTGATCTGATGCTCGGTAACTTCACCGCTAGCCCTAGTAATCTTTAATCTTGCCATTTGTTAGCCCCTTTAGTTAATTGATTATGATGTAGTAATTGCGATAACTGAGTTACAGGTAAAGGTAATTGACTGAGTGCCAATATCTCCTACTGCACCGTTAATATCGGTAGTGTTATTTACGATTATGGTAGTGCTATAAAGCGGATTAGTTGCGCTAGTTGCCGCATCTGTTTGTTTTAGCGTAAGAGGTACAGTTGTCCCCCACGCGGCCTGCAACGTAGCGTTCACCTCGCCTACCGCCGTATCGCTTAAAAAATCTAGCGTAATAGTGCTTGTCTCCAGCCCTTTAGTGAACTTACGAGAATTATCGCCCATAGCGGTAACTTCCAGCTCCTCAAAAACTCTGTTAATAGTTGCGCTAGTGACGTGATCTGAGAGAGCCACCGAGTTAAGGGTAACTACTACTCCATTACTTAAGAATACAGCCATCGCCTATTCCTCGCTTTCGTTAGTTGGTTTTGGTTTGTTGTCTGTTTTAATCGGAGCAGGCGGCTCGCTGATTTGCCCGATCTTAATTAAAAACTTTATATCGTCCTCTGTATATGCCATCGTTAGCTCCAAGCCGTTAGTATTTGGATAGTAAAATCAGCAGTAAGTAAATCCCCGCTTTGAACACTTAACACACTAGGCGCACTTAAGGCGCTTACATTAAATACCAGCGCCGAGGCCGAGAGCAAAATAAATACGGCTACGGCTAGGCTTTCTATTCCGTTTAAGTTGCCTTTATTGTCTAGCATCGGCACAGTCATAATAATTTTAAAATTGGCCATTGGCGCGATACTTGCGTAGCTGTTATTGCTCGGGCTGATATAAGGATCGTTCGGGGCAACGATCACCGAGTTAGCTGTAATAGTTGAAGGCGGAAAGTCGTAGGTATTCCATACGCTCGGATTAGATAAGACCGCTGCTATATCGGCCCTAAGTGTTGTTATCGGGGCAGCCATTAGCCCACCATCGATGCCGGGTTTTGATACCCTGAAATAAGCCCTCGGATTTTGCCAATCATTGAGTTACCCATCCGGTAGGGGCTAGGGCTAAATCCATCTATGCTGACTCCGCCAGTCTGGGAGACTTGCCGGGCTTGAAATATATCTACCGCCAAGATCATAGAGGCTTCTCTTATAGCTGGGGTATTAGCGTATGCAGTAGTTTTAGTATCTTCCCCTAGCACCTGACCATATGGAAGTACCCTAGTAAAGTTAAGATCTGCGTTAGTTTTTGCGTACTGTATAAAGCTAAATCCGTTTGGATAGTAAGAGCTAAATCCTGCGAAGTTAATTAGCGGAAAGAGTGCAGCCGAGCCAGCCGTAAAAGGTATCGTCCCGGTAATCGTGTGCGTACCGTTATAGACCGATCTGCAGCCACTTACAGTAACTATTTGCCCGGTGCTATAGATAGCCGGGTTAGACACCATAACGGTAGCTATATTATTTTGCAGGGTAGTGCCCACTACTGGCGCTGTGTCAAACCATAGGAATTGGTTAATTAAATCCTGCGCTGACTGGCAAACAGTCTCTACGACATCGGAGGAGTAAAGGTTTTCTATGCCAAGATTTAGCCGTAGCTCGGCTTCGGTAACGTATGTCGCTGGCATCTTTTACTCCTTTACTTTGTCTTAGGTAGGTCGGGCTACCAGGGCTAACTAAAAGCCCGACCCACTACTAGGTATTACTTAGGTTAGGTTAAAGCGGACTAGGCCCTTAGGCATTTTTACGATAGTTGCCATAAAGCCGTAGATCGCTACCTGTACTTGCAGGTTTGAAACAACATTTACAGACATATAAGCCTGTGGGCTTCGATAGACGGTAAGAGCTTCCGGTGCAACAATAAAGGCTGAGTCATCAATAGTAGTAGCTACCATTTGGTGATCCACATACAGATCAAGACCAAGGACATTACCCCGGATGCTCGTAGGTGTTGATAGACCGCCTGCGTTCATAGGAGCGGAAGCATTGTAGATAGGGCGGCCGGTTGAGTCGGTGCTGCCCATTAGTAAGCTCCATTGAGAAGGACCGGCTACATAGTTACGAGCAAAGAAGCTCGTATTTTTGTAGATATTGGCAGACTCCGTAGAGACGTAGCTGATAATACCTGCACTTGTTGCAGCTACTCCCGTACCTTGCACGCCACCGGCTACCACATCTGCAATTACGGCAGCATCTGTAGCTAGTGAGTATGCCCGCTGTAGTTGATTAGTAAGCTCTGTGTAAAAGTTAGGATCTGAGCGCTCTAGTAATTCTATAGAAAGCGTATTCATCCCGGAATACTTTTTAACTGTTCCCGAAAGGTATTCGGTTACCATACCTGTATTTTGTACCGCTCCAGCCTCGGCCTCTACCGTTACTACTGGGGCAACGCCTGACTGTCCACCGGCTGAAGTTACCAGCGCTGGTACTGAGAGGGTCATACCAGATGGCGGCAAGGCTCCAGAGCTGAGCGCGTTAATCATAGGTGTATCGAAGTTTGTATTACTTACGAACTCGGTAAGGAATTGCGTAGGGTTAAAACCCGGGTTTGTAGTAAAGCTATCATCGGCTGCCGTTACATATAGGCGAGAGTCATCATTACCGAGTGCCGCTTTAATTTTGTGCTCTGTGTAAGTACCCATAGAAATAATAGGCGTACGCACTCTTTGAGAGTCCAGCACGGATGGTCGGATAATCTTACGGGCAGCTTCGACTTTATCAGCCTCGGCCGGTACATCTACCGGAGAATCTCCCGGTGTATTTTCTGGGGCTGTGTCCACAGCTTCCTCACTTTCGGTTTCGGTTTCTACCATTTCCGTATGGATAATCGTAGTTTTAGTGCTTGT